GGGAAGCCATCGTGTCACCGGCAGCAGGGGTGTTCGATGCACCCGCTCCATACAGGCCAATGTACCAAGTCGTGATCTGAGTCACGCTGGTCAGGGCCGTGCCGCACATGTATTGCAGGCCCACGTTTACCACGAGGTTGTGGTTTTCATCTTCCCACTTGAGGTTGCCGTCTTTGTCAAAGCACTGAACTTTGAAGCGGCCCAGAGCCATCATCTCTTCGCCAGAACGGGTGCCTGCCACCAGACCGGCGCTCATGGTATCAACAGATTTTACGATTTCGTTCGACATGGGATACTCCTTAAACAAGTCGGATGAGCGCGTTGGTTTGATCATCCGGGGGGAAAACAATGGTAAAAGTGCCATTGGTCGAGGCTTTCGCGCCACCAAAATCCAAAATGCACACCGAGGGGTTCCCAAGCGCAGAATCGTTGTAGATCATAGCGCCGTACGCGGTGATGGTTGCACTGGTAAAGGACAGGTCAACGAAATCCGTGATCGCAGTCGTCCCCGCTCCGAAAGGCGTGACGTTGGTGAGGGTTCCCCCGCCCGCCGCATAGGTGCCGGAGTTGGGCACTTCCCCAACACTTGTGTACGCGGTTGTCGACGCATTGAACGATGGGGTGTTGTCGTACAAAGCCAACTTGAACGTGCTGCCAGTGCCCGTGGTGAAGTTGTGCACGGCCCTCATGAGCTCCACCTTAAAGCTCGTGCACATGAAATTTCCATTGAAGGCCATTGTCAGTCCCTCACCAAGTGGACCAGGTCCAGGTGACCGGCTTGTCGTAGGCGTCCCTGGATCGTCAACCGGTCCTGCTCAATGGCCTCGTGCATGTAGAACTCCACAACGGCCTTGATTCGATCCTTGAACGCCCTGGCTTGCTCTCGAACAGCCGGATGTGACTGATCGCCCACGAAAATGATCTTGTCCGCGGCGCGCTGAGAAAGCTCCTCCACCGACCACCCACGGTTATGGGTGGTTTCCACTTGGACCGGGCTGACAAGGACCGTTGGTTGAACTGAGATCATGGGCCAGGCGAATCAGATTTGAGAGGGATACGGATCATGCCATCGCGGTACTCATCGCGGCGGCGGCGGCCTTGCTGCTCAACGCCCAGGCCCTGCACAGCTTCTTTGTAGGACTGGCGGAAATACTGCATCATCTCCACCGGCCCCTTGGTGTAACTGTACGCTTGAATCAGGCACGCGTACAGTAGCGCCTCCGGGGCGTTCGTGCTGATCCAGGTGTTTGGGTTTGCCGAGGACAACTGAGCAGGGCGGTAGATATACCCCAACTCGACGTCATAGCTCTGAACAGGCGTGGGAGAGACGTAAAACGTGTTCTGGTCCCAGACCGAGTAGTATTTGGGCACCCCTGTTTCTGTGCCGTCGGGCCAGTACTCCTTCATGAAGGACGTGTCCCTAAAATCCAAGAAAATCTGATTGTCATTGACCTTGACCATCAGGTAGCGATGGGTCAGGATGTCCGATGGTGCGGTTAGAAACTTGTTTCCGGAAGTCAGGTTTCCAGCGGCTTCAAGCTTAAAAACGTCCAGGTCAATCTCGCGAAGAATCTGATTCTCCGCCATCGTGATGAACGTGTTGATGACGTCGCTCGAAAAGACGTTCGCCCCTACGTCGGTGTAGTTGCGGATGTTGGTGACAAGTTCGTCGTAGGTCATGACACGCTCACTGTAACAGAGCCCACCACCGCCTGAGCCATCACAGGCTGGCCCTCAAGGTACGGGCGCATATCGTTGGTGCCACGGGCACTGCCAAAGCTCTGGAAAGCGGTAAAGCCTGGCGCGCCCACGAACACGGACACCGGCTCGATGCGATCGGGCCGCGGATCGCGTAGGGCTATCGCGTCGCCTCGGTACCGCAGAGGTTCAAGCTGCGGCTCCTTGGGCTCGTAATCATCCGGGCAGACCATGAACCCGCGCCAGTTCTTGCGCAGGGTGTTGTACGCGTACCGCTGGCCGCAGTAGTCGCACAAGCCATACGAGAACTTGCCGGATGCAAATGCCATGTCATACCCCCATGTCCGGCACAAACTGGACGCTGGCGGTGTCCCTGTCCTCCATCGCAGCGCGCTGGAAATCCTCTTCGTAGATCGCCTTCAGCGCGGCGCCACGGTCAGGGGCAAACTTCAGAGACAAATAGTAGGCCAGGCCAGACGCCAGGCACGGCAGAAACCGAAAGTTGACGTCCGCGGTGTTGGTGTACGTCCCAGCATCTTGAATGCGCCGAATGCGGTAGTACACGAAGGTGTAGTTCTGGTCCGCCGCGGGGTAGAAAAACACCTTGGGCACGTTCGCACGCTGCACGTAGAACTGCGCAGGACGCGCCTGCGTGGTCTTGTCAGGCACATTGAGCCAGTCCTCCCGACTGATGCGCTCAATGTAGACGTCGGTGTTGATGCCTTGGTTGTTCTGCCGAATGATGGCTTCGAGCACGTTGACCGTGTCGGTCGGCAGGTTAATCTCGTTGACCCCCTGGGTCAACGCGTAGGTCGCCTGCTCAATCGTCCACAGGTTCAGACCGCGATTGGCCCAGTCGAGAAAAAGCAGGTTGAGCGAGCGGCGCGCAGAGTTAAGCTGATAGCCGCTCGTTGCGCGAATGCCGCAGCGTTCAAACGCTTCCTCGACCAGGTCGTCAATCTCCAGGTCAAATGTAGTGGTGCCGGAGGTAGTCATTTGTTGTACAGATTATCGAATGTTGCTTGCGCATCCATGTACGAGTCGTCCTGCTCCGCACAATGTGTCCACTGACTGGGCCTGAAGTCAGGTGCCCCTTCCCCTGTTTGCCAAAACGCGGGGCTTGTGACCCGGACGCGGTTGTTTGGCAGCGCCACAATGTTACCTGTCCACTTGCCCGCATCGGTCAAAATCAGCACATGACTTTGCTTGTGCTGTGCAGGGCAATCAGCTACCTCGCTCTCCGAGTAGTCCACCGTAAACAGGTACCTGCCGGTGTGGAACTCGCCGTCAATTTTGCATAACCAAGGGCTCGGGCTGGTTCTCGCGAACTTCACCACAGTATGGTGATGTGAAGGACAGTCCCAGGGCTGCGCCAGATGTGTAGGCATACGCTCTGGCCACTCTTCCAATGGGATGTCCCCCACCAGCGCCGTGATGGGCATGCGCGCCCACATCGCTCCCCCATGCACGTTTTCAGAACCGTCCTCCTGGCTTTCACACCCGGTAAATACAATCTGAAAACTCAAGCAACGATCCGGCATGACATTGACCGCAATGACATTTGCGTGCAAGTACTCGCCATGGTACTTCTGGTGCATGTGGGTAAACTCGCGTCTAACCCAGCACTTGAAGTACGGGATGTTGCTGATGAGGTAGGCCATTACTTCGCGCGTTTACCGCCCGCAGCGTAGCCCTTGGTCTTCTTGACAGCGCCGCCCGCAGCGTAGCCTTTGGACATCATGCCGCCAGCCATCATGCCGATGGGCTTGCCCATGGCCATGCGCTTGTGCTCGTTCATGTTGCCTTTGTTGGCCATGCCGCCTTTGGCCATCATGATGGGGCCACTGGTCTTGCTGGGCTCCGAGACAGCCTTGTTTGCAGGGCCGCTTTCAACAGCACCACCACCGCGCGTAGCGGCTCCCATTCCACGTCCAGCCATATCAAGCTCCTTTTTTCATTGCACGGCCCTTGACGTCGGCCGTTTTACGTTTCACGGCACGGCCCATTTTGTCGGCCATACCTCCCTTTTTCATCTTGCCAATGCCATCTGCGGCGAAAGCGGGGACGGATTTGCCGCCCTTCTTCACCATCTTCATGCCTGCACTTTTCATCTACTTACCCTGCCTTTCGGATTTCATCCAACTTTGCCTCAATCCTGTTGAACCGCTGGTCCACATGACTGAGGAACTTATCGAACCGGTCGTCGACTTCCTTGCGCGTGACATGGTCCCGAGCAACCTCTTCGCGGGTCTTGTTCAAGAGAATGCCCAGCCGGCCGATCTCATCGAACTTCGCCTTCAACAAAAAACCCATGATCCCGACAATCGCCGTCAAGACGATATTCCAAATCATCATTTCCACGGCTCAGCACCTCCACCGCTTCCGCGCCTGGCGCAAGCGGCTATTGGGGTCCTTTGCTGCGTCAGGGAACTGCTTCATCTGACCCTCCGAACGCGCGCAATACGACGCACGACGTTTTGCATCTGCCGGCGACGGCTTCTTTTCTGTCACCGCTGTCTGCAGCTTGCTACCAGGGTTGGC